GTAAGGACTCCGAGCAAAATCATCAAAGGTCTTAGGTCGCCCTGGGCCCTGACTGATCTCATAAAACTTTTGATAAGCACGTAGACCTATCTGTATGCCAGTTTCGCCTTGACTTTGATAGCGTTTCTTTTGCTCGCAGACGTGTACTATGAGTGTGGTTTCTTTGGCAAAGGATTTTTTACAGTACTGGCATTCAAACTTCATTTTTTGATTTCATTACCGTGTGCCTTGATATAGTCGTCAAGTTCTTTTTTGGTTGTTAGTTTGGCCAAGAGATCCAGCTCGTCGTCTTTCATATTATGGTATAGTTCTGCCAACTGTTTTCTTGTGCTGCTGGCACTGGCTTCTTTTTTCTTGGGACTGATCCACTGATGCCGATGTACTCCCATGCCTGGACTCACTGCTGTAGCACATAACCATTGCAGTTCAGGGTGACGATTGATGGCAAAAAAATGTTTGTTCAAATAATGGTTACAGCTTTGCACGTAATATTCTTGCAGTTCTTGAGAACCTTGTACACTCGAACTCCAGCGTATCATAAGATAGGTTGAGAATTTTTTGCGTTCTTCGGGAGTCAGTTCATCATAAAAGTCGCGATTTTTGAGATCTAACTGGCGCATCTCGTTGGCAATGTTTAGTTTGTCACTCATCTTGTGTTAGTGTTCCGTTGCTGTGCCGATCACGAATGTTATCTACGTCTTGCATTGCTCGCTTTTCCTGCATGGTGCGCTCTTTGAAAAACTTGCGAGGATTACCACACATGGCACAGCGACTATCGCCGCAGGTTACACCTGACACCTTGTGATAACGATGCGGGTTTGCTTCTGATTGTCCTCCTGGGACAGTGGCATCATTCAATCGGTTAAATCCGTGTGCTTGTCTAATACGAACTTGACGAGCAATATGCCTATTCTTTTGCAGTAATCTGCGTCCGCGTACTGATTTGTCAGTGGGCTGAGTCATTACTTGATCCTTGCTGATACCTCGTTGATGGCTGTGCGTAAGCGTACAATGTCTCTGTGCATGCGATGTATTTCTTGTGCTTGATCGCGTATTTTGTCTTCGAGTTCTCGCATGCGACGATCAATGTTCTTGTCTTTGGGAGCCGGTATGTTGGCTGTGATTTTTGGGATCATGCTGTCTTCTTCGTATTGTTTCATATTACCAGGCCTTTGAGTAGTCTACGATTTCGCAGTTGCGGCTGATGTCTTTAACAAAATATACACATTCTGGCTTAGGACTATCGTCTAACGGAATAGCTAACATCTGCCCATTTTTGAGCTTAGGTGCATACCACGCTACATCATGGTAAACATCTATAATTTCAATTTCTGGAAAGGTAGGACTAAAACTACTTATTGGATTGAACTGAAATGCCTTGAACCCACGATCATTGATGCTGGTAAGTGGTATTACTTCTAAATCACCAGAATCAGGTTCTCCTATCAAGATCCGCCAATCCATTGGCATCTTAACAATATGTTCACCAATCTGAAGAACCAGAGCAGGGCTATTAAAGCTTTCTAAGAAAATTAAAGGTATGTAAAAATAATCTGGATTTTGCGGATCACTGTTATCGAGGATGGCAAAACGCATGTCGTCAATTTCTTCTGGTAGCGTATTTAAATCGTAAGACAAATCATCAAGTGTAAGTATTCTCATGTTTTAATTATACATTAATAAAAAGTAAAAATCAACCTCGTGTTAAAATGATTCTAGAATATTTTTCTGCATGTTTAATTGTCTCTATTTTTGCCACTCTAACTTCTCTGCCGAGAACGGATAATTTGCTTCTTTATAAAATACTTTTCGTTTAGTTAGATGTCGTTTGGCAAACTTACAAGTTGACGTTATGTCCCAAATTTCTACATGGTCTTTGTCCTCGGCTTTTCTAATGCCGCGACCGATACTTTGTATTACCCGTGTAAAGCTTTTCCCAGATTCAACCATAACCAAATTAAATATCCTAGGAATATTGATACCGACAGCAGCGACACCGTATGTGGCAATAATAATTTTGTTAGTTGACGTAGCGATTTCATCATATTCTTCCTTGCGGTCAGTGGCCTTGGTTGCGCCCGACACAAACACCACATCTGGTTTTTCGCTTAGTAAACTAAACAGGGTACTCAGTTGTGTTTGTAGTATTTTGCCAGTTTCAATTCGATCAACCAGGATAAGTGTGTTACCAGTGTCTTTGATCTTGTCTATTAAACGAGCTACTGCTTCCATACGCTCGGGTGTAGTCACCAAGTATTTAAGCTCACTTTGGTAGTCTTTGTAGTCAACATGATCTACCAACTGTACAATGTTTACATGGCACTGGGCCAAGACTCCTTGTGCTTGTAGTTCGCTGGCACGTAGTCGACCTACCACTGGGCCAAGACTTACATGTAGGGCCTGAAATTCAAAATCTTCTTTGGGTATAGTACCAGTCAATCCCCATCGAATGGGAATATGCGCCATAACACCGGTCAGCAAGGTCTTCAATGCATCTGCTTTGGCCATGTGTACTTCATCGACAATAATGCACACTACGTCCTCGATAAAGTCTTGTATGGTACAGTCAGCTTCACCGGACTTGGTATTCTTCAACAGCACGTTTAGGCTTTGCCAAGTACATATAGTGTGCTGCCGACCCCATTCTTTACGATCACCAAAGTAAACACCCACATCCAGTCCCAAGTTACGATAGTCTGTTTCTGTTTGCGTCACCAGACTCTTGTTAGGCACAATAACAATGCTACGACCATAGTGTCCAGCTTGCCAACTCAGTGCCGCAGTAATAAGTGTTTTGCCAGCGCCAGTGGCAATCTCTTGTAGGCTTTGTGGATTGTTTAGGAACTCGTTGATGATCTCCACTTGATAATCACGCAACACCACTGGTTGTCCTGCACGTTCGTGACCCGGAGGCCAGGTTCGATCACTGAAAGTGTCTTCGGCTGTTAACACAAACTCAAACTTGGTGCTGTAGGTTCTGCGATCATCCAGCTCAATATCGTAGCCGTACTCATCTAGAATAGGCACAATCTCAGGCAACAAGTTCACATAAGTGCTACCGCCCAATTGAAAGTAAGCAACCTTACCGTCCCATCGACCCAGTCTAACTGCTGGCAAATAACGTGCTGCCGGATTTAAGTATTTGAATTTACTTACAAGCTTGCGTCGAGTATCAAGATCTAACCCTTCGATCTTGATATTGACTTCATCATTAATAATTATTGTTTCTGTTTTCATTTAAATATTGTGCCATTTCAGGAAATGTTGTTTTGAAATTTAATCCTCGATATCGATCGTGCTCGACCAGTTTTTTTATAAATTCCCTATAATGCGCGGTTTCGTCATGATTAATTATGTAGTTAGACCAGGTCCTTACCGACTGTCGTTTACTTGATTGTAAATGATCTATAATAGCTTGTCTAGCCGGACCAGTCCATACAGCAGGGCTCATGTGCTCTGGTTTATGAACTATTCCAACCCAAGGTTCTGGTAAATGATAACTATCGCACCAATCAAAGAACTCATCTAAATAATAAATGTTATATGCACTTAGGGTATGGGATATACTGATCTTAAAATTAGGTCGGCGTATCGAATGTATTTGATATTTGCGCACATTTTTAACTACCTCGTCCCATTTGGCCAAATATCTAATGTATTCAAATTTAGGACCTACTCCGTCTAGACTAATTTGCATTTCAACTTGTTTAAAGTTGTCCCATAATTTCCACCATTCGTCATCAGGAAAAATAGTACCATTGGTATTGTAGTGTATTACTATGTTTTTAGATTGACCTGTACTAACGTATTCTGACAACAATCTACGTTGTTGTGGTGCACCACTTAGTAGAGGTTCTCCCCCGCCTATGTCCATGTGTATGATATTCGGACTGTGGTCGAAGAAGTCGTTGACAAATTGGTCTTCGTTAAATCGGTAAGGTTCTACATGTATGTTGTAGATATCTTTGTATTCTTTAACCCATCGACTGCTGGATCCAGGTCTACAGGTAATACATTTAATGTTGCAAGTATTACCAAATG